GGTAGATACCCTTGAGATTGTCGTAGACAATGCTGAAGCTTTCGCTGATTCAGTGGCTAGGGTAGCTAAAGCCGAAGGCTTAGACTTGAATGCAATCATCGAAGCTTTGCTTAAGCGTATCTAATCCTTCCCTAGGGGCTTAAATGCCCCTTAAATCGATTTTCTTTCACAACCTAGGGGTAACCTATGCACGACAATGATTTTCTCGTTATGGCAGGCATGATCGTAATCCTACAAGCCTTAATTGCGCTCATGGCCTTTGGCATCATCACGTTGTAATGACGATGCACAGGGAATCTGCCGTTCATCTGGCACTGTCTACCGTCTGTCGGTTTTTACTTAACTTTTCGTTTTCTTGACCGTTAGCCTAGTTGCAAGCTGATTGTTCAGCGAGCTTCCACTGTCGAACATTCGACACTGAGTCGCAACCAAACTTTGGAGCATATCAAATGAGACTACGTGCAGATCATATAGCTTTATCTCAAGCCATTACGATACACAAGAAAACTGTACGTATGGTTTCCGATTATGAGCATAGGTTACTGAAGCCAGTATCCTACAATGATAAGCTTGGCAATGGTAGCAAAACCATTACCAAAGGCGCATGGAAAGGTTTTCCAGTGTATTCCCTTACACTTGAGGAAAGGTCTACATGCTCACGTACTTGTCAGCAATGGGCTAATTGCTTTGGTAATAACATGGCATTTGCTCATCGTATCAAGCCAGATGATCCTGAACTATTAATGCTTAGATTGTCCGATGAGCTTTCGCACTTATCCAATGTACACCCCGAAGGCTTTGTAGTCCGTTTGCATATCCTAGGTGACTTTTTCAGTGCAGCATATGCTCAATTCTGGGTTGACGCATTAGCAGAATACCCTGCACTTAGGGTATTCGGTTACACCCACAGATCCGAGCAAGACATCATGGACGTTATCCGTTCAGGGTTACAGAATAGTAGAGCATGGATTCGATTTAGTGACAAGGGAGGCGCAATGTCTGCCAATGTAGGTGGCGAAGGTATCGTATGCCCCGAACAAACTGGTAAGACTCAATCATGCATGACATGTGCACTTTGCTGGTCTACTACCAAGCCCATTGCCTTTATCGAGCACTAATCACATGCACATGGGGGCTTTGCCCCCTAATCTAGTGTCGAACATTCGACAGTAAAAATGGAGCAAGCAAATGCGAAACTTAAGCGTTGTAAACGTAAACGTCAAGGGCATGATCGGCTACCAGATACAAGGCATTCATCGTGCCTGCTCTGACAGTATGTGGGAGACCGTAGCACACGCTGCCATATTCAGAGACAAGGCACGTGCAGAAAGGTTCCTTGAGAGAATCAAGACTAGCCCACACAATCCGAATTGGAAGTATTGGGGTGTACCCCAAGGTGCATATGTTAGTGCTGCCGATGCATACAAGGATCACGTAGCACCCTTTTCTGTCCTTTAACTCTCTGTCCTTTAATCTGGAGTCTATTGCCATGAATGCAAACACACTTGACCTTATCTCGCAATCAATCTCGCAATCAATCTCGCAATCAATCTCGCAATCAATCTCGCAATCAATCTTGCAATCAATCTCGCAATTAATACAGTACACACTTGACAATGAGGAGAGCCATTATGAGGAGGTACTAGATGCCTTTGGGCCTGACTCAGAACAGGTGAAATCACATGCCTATACATTGGCGTGGGACATTGCCACTGAGTTGGAAATAACCCTTTAATCTGGAGTCCATTACCATGAAATTAGTTAAAGATCTCAAGCAAGGTGAGTATTTCAAGCGTAATGCTGCATCGAAAACTGTCTACTGTCGTGGTCAGTACATGCGTGAATCCAAGAGGTATGCAGCACAGAGGTTCGATGACATATGCATGTTTATATACCTGAAGCCTGATACCCCTGTATATGTTGACTTTGAGTTCTAGTTACCGCTTATCGGCTAGAACCTGCCACTCGTCGGAAATGACTTAACTTTCCACTACCATCGACCGTTAGTTTATATACGCAAGACAACTCGGAGCACTGAACATGGAAATCTACTTCACCCTGAAACAGACATACGGAAAGGTACGTGTAGTACCACTGTGCATCAATGCCATCACCTTTGCGGACATTGCAGGTACAAGCACCCTTACACTACGTGCCATGCGGAATGTAGAGGAACTTGGGTACAAGCTTATGTGTGCTCCAATGTATTCAGGTAGCACAGTCCGAATGACTTCCGATCAACTCAAAGAGGCAGGGGTAGAGTAATGTTAGATGCACAGATTGTAGGTTACTTGCTGTCCTACCGTGTCAATGGGTCAGGCAATGTGTGGATGCTCAGGTTCGACACTGAAGCACAGGCACAGGCCCACATTAAGAAGGTAGGGTTGGATGTTCCCATGTATCAATGCGTAGTCAATCCGATTGTTGAAATGGCTACCGTTGAGGAACCGAGGGGACTACCTATGTGGCGTAGACGTTAAGGAGAGATGCACATGCGAGTATTCGTTTATTACAACCTACACAAACACATGTGGTCAGTGAAGGCACTGGAGGGTGAGCACAAAGGCAGAGTCATTGCCCACACTCGACACTTAGCCCTCATGGATTGCACCTTCAAGGTATCTGAGGCAGGTAGGCAGAGGGTTCTACGTGAGAAGCGTAAGAATGTACATGCAGGGATAGTAGGCACAGCACCTAAGTCCATCTTAACGGCTATCAAGTCGGACTACATGGTAGGTGATGGTGTACCTGTTACCTACAATCCTTACAAGTACGATTCTTTTGTGTCCAAGCTAGATGACACACGGAAGATTAAGCAAGCTAAGATTGTGACACTTTTTGATCGTGCAGTAACCGCATTTGCAATAGCTTAACCAGAGGAGCAATGACCATGCAGTATGAACTTCTAAATCTAGCCGAAGCTAGGCAATTGTTTACACACTACATCTTCAGGGATGAGGAGGGTGAGTACTACCTAGCTGACCACAGCATCCGTAACCTGCATGATCCTGCAAGTACAGATGATGGTCTGCTGAAGGTAGACTTCAGTGAACCTGCAAGGGTAGACAATCGCAAAGGTAACGTACACATCACAGTGACACAGAATGGCTTGAGGAAATGCAACCTAGTCACTTCGCTGTACGTAGCCTATGAATTAGGCATGATCGATTACACACCCTTACTGCAAGGAGAGCAAGCATGAACGAACGAATTAAAGACATTTTTGATCAAGCGTGTTTTGAGACCGATTATTCTGATGTTCAGAACTTGCGAGAAACTATGGATAGGTTCGCCGAGTTGATTGTTCGTGAATGTGCCACTGCGATTACCGACGACGATTTGGCAAAAGATTGTGGCACTTTTATGATGGACTCATATGCAAAAGGGATGCGCTATTCGGCGCATCTGATTAAAGAACATTTTGGAGTTGAAGAATGAGAAAATTCACTGAAGTATTGGAAGAGTATTTGGACGAGCGTGAACGTCAGAGTAATGATTATTATGATAATCGCTATATTGGATCAAAGTTAGAAGGTTGGTATCGTATGAATGACTTGGCAAAAGAATTGGACGAAATGGTTCAAGGAATTAAAGAATGAACGAACGAATTTTTGACATTAAGGAGTAGACATCATGGGTTTAGACATGTACTTGAAAGCAAAGAAGTTCTATTATGATGAAGCTGAAGGTAACGCAATCATCAAGCTAGCTTTGCCTGAGAATCACCCGTTCAAGAAGCTACGCTCAGCAGAAGTATGCATTGAGATTGGCTACTGGCGTAAGGCTAATGAGATCCATAACTGGTTTGTGAATAATGTACAAGACGGTGAGGACAATTGCAGGGAGTACTACGTAACCTCTGAGCATATCGAGGAATTGCTTGCCACTGTTCGTGAGGTATTGGACAACCCCAAGCTAGCTGAGAACATGCTACCCACACAAGGTGGATTCTTCTTTGGTTCCACTGAGTATGATGAGTACTACTTCAGTGAGCTAAGGCACACAGAGGGGATGCTAGCCAATGTGCTCAGCTTTGTGAGGGACAACCCAGGCTATCATTTGTACTATCAATCATCGTGGTAAGGCGCAACGAAGTGAGCACTAGGTTTTTTAGGTACCTTGACGCTGTAAATTTCTGTAGGTACAATTCAGTCAGTCCTGTACATATCCAACGTACAGGGCATGGACTGAACCGCAAATGGCATATCAACATGGAGCAAACACAATGGGATACTATGAAAAGCGCACTAAGTTCCTCGGTTTACCCATCATTATCCGTAAGAGAGCGAAGAAGAGCAGAGGATTTTCTGTTCTCATAGCTGACCCTACGTCAGACTTCAACGCTATCCACATGGGTAAGCTTTCATTGTACTGGCACAGATTCACACCCGTTAAAGGAGTCTATCGCACTTGGTCACCGAAATCATAATTGACAATCATCCCCATACCCGTAGCTACACTAAGTATGGGGGTGCTTGTGACATCAAGGAACACAATTGGGTACATAGCAATGTTGTATTTCAGGCTAGCCCAATCACCTATCAACCCATCATGGAGGCATTCAAAACCAGTGAGCCATTCAAACTACTAGCTTGGAACCCAGTGATCGATTGCCCTACCAAGACAATCACTCGCTGGTACATGCAAGAATCACCTGTACCACTACATGAAGGTGAGGCACTGTGGCTATCGTTTGAGTCCATTAACAAACCACCGTTTGATTTCCTGCAATACCTATGTGACAAGTACCACATACCGATTGAAGTAAACAGCATTTATCCGTACCAGATTTACCAAAAACGCATCCATTTACAACCATTCGTAAACTCACAACCGTTCGTAAACTCAGTAAGGAACTAGCATGAACACATCACTCGACACCGTACTTCCCGCACTTCCCCAGATCCTTGACTTCGATCCAGTGCGTGAGCCTCAGATCCGTAATGGTGTAGCTATCCGTAACCAGTACTGGGTAGTCAATCCTAACACAGACACCGTGATCGGGAATGGTAAGTCCATTCACAATCCCCAGAACTTTAGCAAGGTATGGGATAGTTTCCGTGAGGGGTTACTGCACTCAGGTCTGGATACGTCCGAGGCTGAGGTCAAATTCAATGTCATCAAGGAAGGTGCTGCCATGGAAGCACAGATCGTACTCAAGCGTTACCAGTACGAACAAGTGCTTGGTGAACCTGCCAAGATGACCATGAGTTTCCGTGACTCACATGATCAATCGATCCGTAGGCAGATCAGGGCTATGATCTATCGCCTAGCTTGCCTGAACGGTATGATTGCACCACGTGAGGCAGTTGGTATTGTACAGAAGCATACCACCTACAGTGATCCAGATACCGTAGGTAAGATTGCTTCCAAGTTTCCTGATCAATTGCTGAAAGATGCACAGGTCATGCGCTTGATGCAGGGTGTCAAGGTTCAACGTGCAGATGCCATTGATTTCCTTGAGCGTAACGTAGCTACCTATCCAACCAAGACGGGTACGAAAGTTAACAAGAAGTGGTTAGATCGTATCGTAGGTATTCACGATAGCTACAATATCCTAGGTGAGAATAGTTATCATTTGTACAATACTCTCACTCACATAAGTACCCACGTGGAATCACGTACTGCTGATGTAGCTACCAAGCGTATCCGTATTGAGCAGGACATCGAGTCTGTGATTCGTGGTGAAGAGTTCCAAACTAGGTTCATGCCTGAATTATTAGCTGCATAGGAGAGTAGACATGAAGACGGGACATAGGCGTAGCCGTAACCCAGTAGCAAAGGACTTACGTACACCCAAGTACCGTCTTCGTGTACTCAAGGATAAGCGTAAGCAGTTGCAAGAAAAGCTTATTAAAAAGGAGATCGAAGATGTTAAGCAAGATGTTTGAACATATACTTGTACTGTCCCAGATTCTAGTGGGCATTGCCTGTATCTGTCTGATTGTTTTTTATATCATTGAGTCAGACAACAGGAACATAGCTGAGCGTGTAGCACGTAATCTATGTAAGCCTACAGAGGGACACTTGGTACGTGAACTAAATGATCGTGGTGATTACTTTTGTTACTCACGAAACAAGGACGGTAAGACATTCAGTAGGGTCGTATTAAATACAGGAGAAAATTAATGGCTGAAGTGACCAATATTGTAGAGCACGAAGATGGCAGTGCTACCCTGACCTTGAACATGACAAGTGAGGAGACATCTACCTTACTTTCATGGGCATTGAAGGAAGCAATTAACAATGCAATTAAGATGGACAGGGAGTACCAATGGACTGCTACAGAGAAGGATAGCAAAAGCATTGTGAGATACAGGCAAGGGTCAGCACAATGGGAAGATGACGATCACATATCTGTGTATGCATTAGATCATCCCAAGTATGGTGAAGGTATCACAAGAACTTCCACCGTACTACGTGTTAGAGCAACTGCCTTTGGTGGTATTTACGAAACAAGGAATTCTATCTATGTCCCAGACCAATACACTCCAAGACAAACCAACACCGAAGATCAAGAGTAATTACCTTACGATTGCGTACCGATTTGGACAGACTAATAATCACTGGTACGTAGTCTACATGGGTGATGATCAAGACAAGGCTATGGCACTAGCGGAGGATGAGGTAGCTGAGCGTGGTGGTAAGTATGGTGTAGCTACATTCAAGGTGTCTGACACACAAGCACCTGAGCTATCCTACCGTACCATGCTTTGCTACTACGCTTCTTCACTTAATGAGACACTGCCCCATCATAACTATCGATACGATGAATTGATGGACATGGGCATGATCCTAGAGGACTACGTAAAAGGGCATGTATACAGGATTGAAGAGACTAACCCACAGACACCTGCATTTGTGGAGAAGGTAGGCATTGAACCTGATGACATCATAGTCAAGGAAGCTAACCGCAGGAAAGAGAAGTATTCCAAACTAAAACAGATGCAACAAGAAAGGCTAGAGGTATACCGTGAAAGTTAAACTGATTTCATATACATACGTAAACACTGGAGCATTTGTAGATGACGATGGCGTTTATACAGGACATCCCCAAACGATTAAAGAACTGGTTGCGTACTGCGCTCGTGTCTCGAATCCATCCAATCAGTTCAACAGCAGAACCGCAGACAAACTACTGGAGTACCTCATTGAACATAAGCACTGGTCGCCTTTCGAGATGGTCAACCTCTGCCTTGAAATCACTACCACCAGAGACATTGCAAGACAGATCCTCAGACATAGATCCTTTAGCTTCCAAGAGTTTAGCCAACGATATGCTGACCCAACTAAAGAACTCTCATTTGTACTTAGAGAAGCAAGGCTACAAGACAAATCTAACCGACAGAATTCTATTGAAACTAATGACAAAAGATTGCAGGAAGTCTGGGAGTACCACCAACTCGCAGTGAAACATGCAGCATTGGATGCCTACAACTGGGCTATCAAGCATGGGTTAGCTAAGGAAGTTGCAAGGTCTGTATTGCCTGAAGGGATGATGGAATCTAGGATGTACATGAACGGTACATTACGTAGTTGGTTACATTACCTAGACCTACGTACTAAGAATGGTACACAGAAAGAGCATGTAGAGGTAGCACTGGCATGTGCAGAGGCTATTGCTAGTGTCTTTCACTTGGAGTAGACATGGATACAGAGACTAAAGTACTCGCTGTAATACCCTCATCTAACCAAGCTTTAATGGCAGACGATTTGATGGATGAACTTAGGCAGGTAATCAATGCCGATAAGTACAACCACATGACTATAGCCACGGTTATAGGGGTGTTGGAGATGACTAAGTTACATTACTGGACAGTAAACTAAGGAGTTAATATGTACGCAGATGACTTTAATCGTATCGCAAAGTACACCCGTGTTGGATCTATCTATGGTGATAAATCACTTATGGATTTTGCTGAGGCAGTCGCTTATGAATCCAGTGAACGACAGCTAACTCACTGCATCAATCTGTTAGATAAGTATGGCATGAAGGAAGCTGCAGATATATTAAGGGGTGAAGGATGAACAGAGAAGACATTATCCGCATGGCGAGGGAGGCGGGATTTGATCCACATGATATGAGCGACGACTTTACCTGCAACTTAATGGACATTGAACGCTTCGCAATCATTGTCGCCGCTACCGAGCGTGAGGCGTGTGCTCAATTGTGCGACAGATTCGCAAACCGAATGATGAGCGCAGAGGAGTGCGCCGCTGCCATACGAGCAAGGGGGCAGGCATGACAAGCAACATCAAACCGTTCATCAAGGCTACAACCCCTGACAACTCTGATGCCATAGAAATGCTGGAGCAGTGGTTAGAAGACGCCAAGTCTGGGAAGATTGTAACGGTGGCTATTGTCGGCAAACGTGTAGGTGGCGAATGGCAGACCGGCATGAGCAGTAGTCAGAACCGCCTTGAAGATGCCGCAATGCTCATCGAGTTAGGAATGCGTCGGCTTGGCTTTAACCCACAGGGGTGAAGAATGAACCACACTCAAATCATACAAGCTGTAACTGCCACACCATTAACTGCTATCGATCTACAAAAGAAGTTTAAAGTACCACATGCCCGTGTAGTAGCTGTATTACAGTACATGCGTAAGCAAAACATGGTCATTGCAGTTAAGGTAGGTACTAAGTGGGCATGGACAGTGCCAGGATATGTGCCCGAAGAAGCTGTCATTACACAGCCCGAGTCCAAGAAAGAACGTATGAAGTTCCTATCAACCGTATTCAACAACTGGGGTAGGCAATCACATGAGGCAAGCCAAACGAACACGGATAGCTGATGCAGTAGAGCAGTACTACAAGTCACTTGAGTACCGATCACTCTCTCCACAAGCACAGAAAGATTATCGGTACTGTCTTAACACTTTCTTACAGACACCTCTCATGGGCAGGAAGGTAGAGGTTATGTACCTACAAACCCTTACTGCACCCTTAGCCCAACGTGCATACAATAAATGGGCTGAGAGGGGTGTACCTTTTGCTAATCACACCATGTCTGCTGCCTCTGTAGTCTACAACTTCTCCATACGGGTAGGATACTGTGAGATAAATCCCTTCAGCAAGGTACTTAGAAGGCCACACAAGCCACGCAAAGTAGTCTGGACTAGGGAGGATATCACCCGCTTCCTAAACGTGGCTTATAGCTCGTTTAATACCCGTTCTGTGGGATTGATAGTTCAGATGGCATATGAGTGGTGTCAGAGGCTAGGGGATATGTCCAATCTCAAGTGGACTAACTATAACTTTGATACTAAAGTACTATCACTAGAGCAGTCAAAGCGTAGGGCTAGGGTAGAGTTACCCACAACAGAGGAGTTACATGAGATGTTAGTGCAGCAGAAGCAGGAAGTAGGCACAGACTATGTAGCTCCTCAGTGCCACAGCAACAGTATCTTTAACAAGCCTTACGATAAGTTTCAATTGGCAATCGTGGCAAGGAAAGTGATACGTAAGGCAGGGTTATCTGAAGAGCTACAGATCATGGACATGAGAAGGACAGGCACGATGGAGATGGTCGATGCAGGTGTTTCGTTACCACAAATCATGTCAGTGACTGGGCATGTAAGTCCTGGTTCAGTAACCCCTTACATGAAGAACACTTTGACAAGTGCTAAAAATGCTGCTAAGCTTCGCTTCACCAACACGGACAGTGTACATTTAAATGATTAATATAAAAGACTATGTATCTAATTTAGATTTATACATAGGTCAAACATATAGAAGTACATGTCCAGTGTGTAGTAGAAAGAATACATTTACAGTTACTAATGATAACGGTACACTTGTATGGAATTGCTACGCTAATAGCTGTACATTGAGAGGTAAGTTAGGTGTAGGTTTACGTGTAGAAGATATACGTAAACTTATGCATGGCAGTAAAGATAAAGAAGATATACCCTTTGTGCTACCTGAATGGATCGTTAAAGACCATGAACACATTCAAACATTTCGTAGGCAGAACTCCATCCATGACACCGTGGAACTACGCTTCGATGTCAGAGACAGTCGAATTGTATTTACAGTCATGGACAAGGGTAAGATGGTGGATGCTGTCGGAAGACATTATTCCCCAGAGGGTGTCGGAAGGATCTTTAATTCATCATCTGTTCACCGTACCCCGAAGTGGAAAAGGTATGGCAATTCTCGCAGAGCGTACACTTGTGGGGAGGGTTCAACAATTATCCTTGTCGAGGACTGTATCTCAGCTACCCAAGCGTTACACTTTCAGTGCACAGGATTCGCTATCATGGGGACAGCACTACTCAGAGAACACATCGAGCAACTACAAGGTTACTCACGTGTCTTAGTAGCACTTGACCCTGATGCAATGGCTAAGACTGTTGCATACACCAGAGAACTCAAGGCACACGGCATTGACGCATATGCGTTGAAGCTGTATGATGACTTGAAATATCGCCAACCCCAGGACATGCAACGTGTCCACTCATTGATTGAGAGTAAAGATGGAACATGCCTTACTGAAGAGCCTACTCGATAAAGATTTCTATGATGAAACACGAGGAGCTAAGTGTCCCGACAAGATCTTTAGCAAGGATCTACGCAAGATAAAACAACTCATTGACAGTGCCATGGAAGAGTACCAACGGGACATAACCCCAGAGGAACTAGAGGCTCTGTACTTCACTGAGAATCCCACACTTACAACGGCACAGAAACATGCCATGCATCTTGAGTTTAAAAAGATACATGGAAGTTCTATCATGGGTGCAGATGTAGCACAGAAAATAATCAGTAACCTGTTCAGGCAACTGGTAGGTGAGGAGGTAGCTAACCTAGGATTCCAGTATGTGAATGGTGAACAGAGCACCATGGAACCACTGAGGCAGATCCTTGATAACTATCAGGATGACTTCACCCCGCAGATACGAGTTAATTATGTAGACAATAGCATTGATAACCTACTAAGCAAGGCAGCTAGCAATACCAAGTGGAGATTCAACATACCTTCATTGTTTAATTCAGTGCAGGGCTTAGACAACGGTATGCTGTTTGTGATAGGTGCTAGATCTAACGTAGGTAAGTCAAGCTTTCATAGTACCTTGTGTGCTTCTCCTCATGGATGGGCATCACAAGGAGCACGTATCCTAGTCTTGTGCAATGAGGAGAAACCAGAGCGAGTGGCTAGCAGGTACATGACAGCAGCTACAGGTATGACCATGACACAGATAGCTGCTGACAAGGCACAGGCACACAGGCTTTATGATCCCATAAAAGATAATATAAAGTTTGTAGATGCTACAGGTAAGACCATGAGATGGGCAGAGTCAGTGATCAAGACACATAAGCCTGACATTGTAGTGCTTGACATTGGATCTAAGTTCGCTGAAGATGGGGCATCTACCCAAGATCCTGCAGTACTTAAAGCCAATGCAGTGTATGCAAGAAACATTGGGAAGATGTACGGTTGTCTTGTAGTTTATTGCACACAGTTATCTGCTGAGGCTGAAGGTAAGATCGTTCTATCTCAAGCCATGATTGAAGGCAGTAAGACAGGACTTGCAGGAGAGAGTGACCTAATGATTTTAATTGCACGTAATCCTCCATTGCAGGACTCTACAGATGGTGATGATGGGCAGAGACACTTGAACATTGTAAAGAATAAGATCAATGGTATACACCGAATCATCCATGCTGAGTTTGATTATTCCACTGGAGTGTACTT